AGAATTGGGGGTTGCTGGAACTGTAGATTGTATTGCTGAGTATGATGGCGAACTTGCTATCATTGACTTTAAGACTAGCAAGAAACCTAAACCAAGAAAGTGGATTGAGTCTCATTTTGTACAATGTGCAGCATATGCTTGCATGTTATATGAGATGACTGGTATAATGGTGAAGAAGTTTGTAATTATCATGTCATGTGAAAATGGCGAGGTTGAAATTTATGAAGAATATGACAAAAAGAAGTTCATCAACTTACTCTCAAAATATATTAGAGAGTTTGTTGAATATAAATTACACGATTATGCCATCAACTGAAGATAGCATCAGTAAACTTATTGAGAATAAATTTTATTCCTCAAAGAAATTTGCTGAAGAGATAGAAACTATTGCTCATGATAATAAAGGCATGAGTTACATTGATGCTATTGTCTTTTTCTGTGAGAAAAATAGTGTTGATGTGGAATCAGTTCCCAAACTGATGTCTAAACCTTTGAAAGAGAAATTGAAGTGTGAAGCAATGGAACTTAATTTACTTAAGAAGACATCTCATGCTAAACTTCCACTATAACATTATTCAATTTGAAGAAGTAGATGATTCCAAAAGTGACTCCCTTTGACTGCTACAAATCTTATCTTGGTTTAAAGAATCATTTTACAAAACAAAAATATGACTACCATAGATATGGTGGTAAATCACGTGCATCACTTGATAGTTTTTATAAAAGACGTGATAGATTTTTCTTTGAAAAATTGAGTAGACAGAAAGATGACAGTGAAGTTATTGAATTCTTTGTCTCTAACTTTGTTTCTTGTGATGACCCCCAGTCTCTGTGGATTGGTGAGATTGTTAGAAATGGAGAGCAGAACTATACAGATTGGAAGAAGAGACTTCAATCTCTTAGTTACACTTTCAAAACTGAGATAGAAGATGTGTTTACAGGAAATAAATTTGATGACATGTTCTATATTGATGGAACAAAACATCCACAGATTGTGAAAGAACACCTTGCAAAAAGTATTTCTCTTGAGTCTATGGTTCTTTTGAATAAAGTTATTGGATTCAAAAATAACTTTGATAAAAGATTGGATGATCCTGTATGGAAATTTTTATCTATGAGAATGTCCAAGTATGATTCCTTTCTACATATTGATGTAATAAAGTATAGAAAAATCCTTAAAGGTATAGTAGTGTAATGAGTTTTTTCAATTCAGAATTTGTCAAAAAAGAAATGGAGGAAATTACTGAACTCCAGGAAAAAATTTATGACAGTGTGTTCAAGTTTCCTACTATGAATAATAAGGAAAAGTTAGAACACATTGAAATTCTTGAGAGGTTGCTTAATAAACAACAAATTCTTTATACGAGATTGAGTTTATCTGATGATCCTCAAGCAAAAGTTATGAGAGATAATATTGTTAAAGAAGCAAAGATGATTGGATTTCCTGATAATGTTGATATTGGATATGTTTTTTCAAATATGTGTACTATGATTGAAGCAATGAGGAAAACCATCCAGGAAAACACTTGACTTTCCCACCTACATAGACTATATTAGAGGCTGCCTGATCCTCAACCAAGCTAAAGGACACAGACCAAATACATTCAATACGGAGAATACAATGTCTTTTAAAGACCTTAAGAAGCAATCTTCCTTAGGTTCTCTCACTAATAAACTGGTGAAAGAAGTAGAGAAGATGAACAATACTGGTGGAGGTGCAGATGATCGCCTTTGGAAACCAGAAATGGATAAGTCAGGTAATGGTTTTGCAATCATTCGTTTCCTGCCTGCTCCAGAAGGAGAAGATCTTCCTTGGGTAAAACTCTTCTCACACGCATTCCAAGGACCTGGTGGATGGTATATTGAAAACTCTTTGACCACAGTGGGTGGTAAAGATCCTGTTGGAGAACTGAACAGGGAACTTTGGAATACTGGTAATGAAACAGATAAGGATACTGTGCGCAAGCAAAAGCGTAAACTGTCCTTCTATGCAAACATTTATGTTGTAAGGGATCCTGCCAACCCTCAGAATGAAGGTGGAGTATTCCTATACAAGTTTGGTAAGAAGATCTTTGATAAGATCATGGGTGCTATGCAACCTGAGTTTGAGGATGAGACTCCTATCAATCCTTTTGACTTTTGGCAGGGTGCTAACTTCAAACTGAAACTGAAGAAAGTTCAGGGATACTGGAACTATGATTCATCTGAGTTTGATACCCCTGCACCCATCCTTGAGGATGATGATGCTATGGAAGCATTGTGGAAGAAGCAATATTCATTGACTGCTTTTACCTCTACTGATCAGTTCAAAACTTATGATGAACTGAAGAAGCGACTTGATTATGTTCTTGGCAAAAAATCATCAAGGGTAGCACCAGTACAGGAGGAGACAGAGTATGACAACTATGCAGCAACTGAACAAAAAACAGTTAGCGAAGAAGAAGTCATGCGTAAACTTGAAGATTCTTACCAAGCATCAAAAACTCCTGAAGCAACACCCACTGTTACTGACGATGATGATGACGCTATGTCTTACTTCGCTAAACTTGCTGACAGTTGATGAGATATAATCAAGTTTGTTTAACCTTACTTGTTATAGCAGCATACATAAATCTTCTGAGGGGGTAACCCCTCTTTTTTGTGGGCAAAATTCAACTTTGATTCCAAAAAAGGGGCAAAAAATTCTCCAGGAAAAAATTAACCCCCTTACTTTTTTACGAATAGAGATTGGAGTCTTCACCCCTCACTAAATTCTCAGAAACATATTGTGTGCTTCCTTCTTCATATTCCATAAATTTAGTCACTTGATTTATAACCTCTTGTATAAGGTTAGGTCTTATTAAGAAAATATTTCTCTTTTGATCTTGGACTTTATTTTCATATTCATTATTTGTAACTGACAATGTAATATTATCTCTTGTAATCATCTCTGACCCCACAGAATCAAAGTATTTAATAGTATATGTTGATGGAACTTCAAGACCTTTTGGAACAATTACATCACCCTTTGTATTTTTGACTTGAATTGTCTCATAGTGATGCACAGAATTATAATTTTCTTCACCATACTTTCTTAACATATAGTTCTCAAAACTTAATTGTGAAAGTGGCCACTCTTCTTCTATATTGATAATATTATTTGACAATAAAACTATCCAATCATAGACAGCATTGCCATAAATTTTATTTGCTACATTATCAGGTCTTTCATCACCAATAATTTTATATTTTGTATATGAAGTTAAATCTTGGAACAAATCATTAGAAAATTTTACTCTCTTGAAAAGATTTTTAACCTTAGTATATTCAGTAATCTGTTGGTCGTTAGGACCTCTATTAATGTATTCAAAATTTGGAAGGTAGGAAAAGTATTCTGACATTTTTAGAATCCCATATCTGTGAATTGATCATCATAATCATCTGCATATATTGGTTCAAGTTCACCAAATGCCATGCTAATATCATATGCAGTAAGAGATCCATCTCTTCCATATGTCATATATGTTCCATCAGGAGTATAATTGACATTGAATGATGTCATTGCCATTGTTTTAAACTTATTTAAGTAAGGATGTTGTTGACCACCATTTGGACCATCAGCATTATAAATGTATTCAAGTTGAAATACGTTTGGAGTTTCTAAAAACAATTTACTTTTTGACTTTTTAACAGCCATATTCTTTTTAAATGATCTTATAATTTTTTTAATCATTAATGACTCATCATGATCTCTAGGAGTCATCCTGAAATTAAATTGGAATGTTCTTAGGTTTGGTCCACTAAAAAGTAATTCAAGGTTGGGATTGAGAACAGTGCCAGTTGTTCTTGTTTGGATATTAGCACCAACTGCCTGACCAGCAAAATATGCTTTTAATGCAGGACCTGTTTTGGGATCACTTAATACTCCCTTTACATCATCAATAGTGCCACTAAAAGATTTTTGAGCTTCATTCATCATATCTTGATCAATTCCCAAACCTGATCCAAGAGCTGTAATGGCACCTTGAGCCAGTCCAGCACCAAGCATTTGTAATGGATTTACTTTATCACCACCCCAACTTACTGCATTAGATTCAGAAAAGTTGGGTTGCATTGGTAATATAATAGTATCCTCTGTTTGAAGACCACGCCTACTTTGGCGTTCAGAATTAAGTCTCAATCCTCCAGCACCACCTGGTTCATACTTAAATGAT